CCAAGATGACCGACACGTTGGACTCGGCGCGTAACGTGCGCAGGTTCCGCACGGAAATCACCTTCGCGATTTCGCGTATCGTCACCGAAGACGTGACGTACATCGAGACCGTCGAGTTCATCCCCCAGATCGTTCACGAATCCTAACCTACGGAGGCCAGCAACATGAGCCAGATCGACAACATCGTCACGGTCGTCATCGACGTCCAGTCGGAGTCCGTGACGCAGACCAGCTTCGGGATCCCGCTGATCGCGGGCGCGTTCCTCACCTCGAAGACCACCACGCCGTTCACCCGTGCTCGCGTCTACGGATCGCTCACCGAAATGACCGACGACGGATGGGCCACCAGCGACGAGGTCTACAAGGCGGCGCGTTCCATCTTCTACCAGAACCCGCGTCCCACCTCCATCGTCATCGGTCGCCGCGACGCCGCCGACGCCGATTGGGGTGCCGCCCTCGCCGCGATCCAGGCCGAGAACGATTCGTGGTACTTCGTGTCGATCGTGCCCGTGGCGAGTGCCGACTCCGAAGCGCTCCAGGTCGCGGCGTGGACCGAAACGCAGACCAAGATCTTCTTCTCGCAGTCTGGCGACACCGACATCCTCACCTCGGCCACCGACGATCAGGGATCCGTGCTCAAGGGCTTCGGCTACAATCGCACCGCGACGCTCTACCGCCCCACCAGCAAGGCGTCGGAGTACACCGAGGCGGGCTGGGTGGGCGAAGGCGCACCGTTCGCTCCTGGCTCGTCGACGTGGGCGTACAAGGACGTCGTCGGCTCGACGCCCGACTCCATGACCACCGCGCAGAAGAGCGCCGCCCACGGCAAGAACGTCAACACGTTCACGACCGTTGCTGGTGCCGACATCACGGAGAAGGGCAGGGTCGCCTCCGGCGAGTGGATCGACGTCATCATCGGTCTGGACTGGCTCAAGGCCCGCCTCCAGGAAACGGTGTACGGCGCACTCGTCGCGAACCGCAAGATCTCCTACGACGACGCGGGAATCACCGTGGTCGCCGGTCTGGTGCAGAGCGTGCTGGAAGAGGCCGGACGCAAGGGTGTCCTCCAGCTCGATTCCATCGAGCTCACGGTGCCCAAGTACTCCGCGATCTCGACCGCCGACAAGACCGCCCGGAAGCTTCCGGACGTCAAGTTCAAGGCGCTCCTCCAGGGTGCCATTCACCTCGTCGAGATCAACGGCACGGTCTCGGTCTAAGAAAGGACGCCAAAGATGCCTGACCTCACCGTTCGCTCCTACGACCCGAAGCAGGTCGTCGTCACCTTCGGCCCGACCGTCCTCACGGGCTATGCCGAAGGCACCTTCATCAAGATCGCTCGCAACGGCAACGCCTTCGAGAAGTCTCGCGGCGCCGACGGCGGTGTCGACCGCGTCAACAAGAACGCGCTCGACTACACCGCCACACTCACCCTGAAGCAGACCTCGCCGATCAACGCGATCCTGTCGGGCCTGCTTCTTGCCGACCAGATCTCGAACAGCGGCACCCTTCCCTTCGTCGTCAAGGACTTGGGCGGGGCCACCCTGTTCACCGCCGCGCAGGCGTGGATCGCCAAGGACCCCGACCAGGAGTTCAGCGATTCGCTCACCACGCGCGAGTGGACGTTCGAGACGGGCGTTGCCGCGAACCTCATCGGCGGCAACTGACCACCGCCCCGCCGCCACCCACGGCGGCGGGGATCTTTCAATCAACTAGGGAAGGGAGAACCCAATGTTGGATCCTCAATCCAAGACCCTCGACGGAATCGACTTCAACTTCTTGCCGATGGACCCGTTCGTGGTCGCTCGTCTCGAGAAGAAGCTGGCACCCGTGCTTCTGCCCGTCATTGGTGGCCTCAAGGTGCTCAGTATGGACGCCGACATCTCGGACGCCATCGACTTCGAGACCGTGGCCCGTGGCCTGCGCGAAGCCATCACCGAGCTTCCGGACAACGAGTACGAGCAGATGCTCAAGACCGTGCTGGGCTCCGTCACCGCCACCGTCCCGAACGTCGGCGCCGAACTCTGCTCGCAGAAGGGCGCGGCGGTCTTCCAGGGAAATACGATGCTCCTCTACAAGGTGGTCATCGAAGCGATGAGGTACAATAAGTTCATCCCTTTCGCCCTGATCGAGGGTGGCGGCGCAATCAAGGGAATCGTTTCCTCGTTGGCGCGGACCACCGTTCAGCCAAAGAGTGGGCTGAAGTTGGAGAGGTCGGAACCTTAACGGAAGATTTCGAGGACACGTTCGCCGTCTGGCGGGTGGTCTTCGAAGGTGGGTTCCCGCTCTCCGAAGTCCGCCGCTGGGACATGGAGGACGTAGACAGGTTCAACGACTGGTGCCAGATCAAGCAAGACTACTCGGCAGCTCACTCGCACTACCTGCAGAAGAAGGCGGACGAAGCTAACAGAAAGGCGACGAAGCGATGATCGTTCAAGAGCTACTCACACGTCTCGGGTTCACGGTCGACAAGGCTGGGATCGAGCGCGGAAAGTCGGCCTTGAACGAGTTCAAGTCCTTCGCCGTCAAGCTCGGTATCGGCGCCGGAATCGCGCTTCTGGGACGCGAGGCCTTCGACACTGCCACGCAGATGGAAGACCTCAACGTGCAGTTCAAGACCCTGCTCGGGTCCCAGGAGCAGGCGACCAAGATGATGGGCGACGTCACGAAGTTCGCCGCGCAGACTCCGTACGAACTTCCTGAGCTAGCGAATGCCACCAAGAAGCTGATCGCCTACGGAATCGCCAACGAAAAGATCATGCCCACGCTGAACGCCGTGGGTGACATCGCCGCAGGACTGAAGATCCCCATCAACGACCTCGCCGACATCTACGGCAAGGCCCGCGTCCAGGGGACCTTGATGTCCGAGGACATCAACCAGATGACGGGACGTGGTATTCCCATCATCCAGGAATTCGCGAAGCAGTTCCACGTCTCCGAGAGCAAGATCAAGGAGATGGCTTCCAAGGGCAAGATCCACTTCAAGGATCTGGAGCTGGCATTCAAGAACCTAACGGGCAAGGGTGGCAAGTTCAACGGGATGATGGAAGAGCTGTCCAAGACCACGATGGGCAAGCTCTCCACCGCGATGGATAACGTGAAGATGGCGGCGGCGCAGATGCTGACGCCTTTCCTCAAGTTCGTGAAGCAGGGACTTGACGCCATCTCGGCGATCAACTTCCAGCCCATGATCGACTTCTTCCAGAAGGCGGCGGTCGCCGTCGAGTACCTTGCAACGGTCATCTGGAATTCCGGTCTTCAGGTCGCGTTCATCGCTCTCTACGACACCGTCATGCAGGTGATGTCCAGCATCGCCGACGCCACGGGCACCACGGGCGATCTGGGAGCCACCCTGCTCACCGTGGGGCGTGCAGTGGGCTTCTTCCTCACGATGGTCGTCATGGCGGCTTCCACCGTCGTGCAGTTCACGGGCTGGGTCATCGAGCTCGTCAAGTGGATGTACGTCCATCGCGATATCATGATCGGGCTTGGAATCGTGATGGCCGCGCTCTTCGGGCCTGCGATGGTGGCCCGCATCCTCACGACTGGTGGTGCCCTGCGCATCGCCGCCCTTGCGAATCTGTTCTTCCAGCGTGCCGCCCTCGCGGGTGGTGCGGCGGCGGGCTATCAGGTCACGGTGATGGGAATGCTCAAGGCGGCGACGTTCGGCGTCGGCAACGCCTTCCGGGCGGCGATCCCCGCCGTGCGGGCCTTCGGTGTCGCCATGATCGGCACGATGGGACTCGTGTTCGCCGCCGTCGCTTCGGTGGGGTTCGCCGTCTACCGCATCTGGCAGGCTATCTCCGAGAAGCGTGAGCTCGAGACGCGCATGGCGAACGAAGAGCAGAAGTCGAAGATCGCCGAGCAGATCCTCGAAGACACGAAGGAAATGATGAAGGCCCGCAGGGCGGGCGACCGCGAGACCGAGGATACCTTCAAGCGTCGTATTGCAGAGCGCCGCCGCGCCTACGCCGCGATCGGTGAATCGGCGAAGGCCGACATGGAGGAGAATTCGTTTCCCTCGTTCGATGCGATGATGCAGGCCAGCACTGGAAAGCTCGACGTCATGATGCAGAAGACCACCGAAGCGGGGTCCAAGGTCACGAACGTCACGAACAACATGGACTTCACGGTGAACGCCGACTCGAAGGATGGCAAGACGGGACTGACGGCTGACCAGATTGCCGAGCTCGCCGCCCGCGCCGCCCGTGCCACCTTCAACATCGAGCTTCAGCGTGTCTCGGTGGGGATGCTCTGATGGCTGGAATTCTTGACCTATTCGCGGATTTCGAAGGAACCCGCCGCAAGTACCGCGAGCAATTCTCGGGACTGAAGAGCACGGAGACCACCGCGCCCGAGGGCAAGGAGTGGAGCTCCACGGTGCCCGTTTCGCTCTTCTACCGTCGCTTCGACAAGCCCTACGCTGTCGGTGACATCAAGCTCGACCTGATCCTGACCGAATCGCACGCGCTTTCCTCCACCGTGAGCGAGCATCCCGTTGAAGAGGGTGCCAACATCTCCGATCACATCCAGCAGAACCTCCGCATTGGAAAGCTCACGGGACTCGTCTCGAACTTCTCCATCGGCGAGGGTGGTGGTGATGGCAAGACGAACCGCGCCGCCGACTCGTGGACGCTGTTCAAGAACCTGTGGAAGCGTCGCGAGCTGGTCACCATCGTCACGACCCTTGAGGTCTACGAGAACGTGGCCGTCACGAACGTGAGCACCGAGCGCTCATCTTCTTCGGGTGACGCGCTTCAGTTCGACGTCACCTTTCAGGAGGTTCGCCAGCCCAAGCTCCAGGAAGTCACCCTGTCCGCCACCGTTCAGCCGCCCAAGATGGACACCTCGCAACGCCGACAGGCATCGGG